TGAAAGTGATTGTAAAGCAGTAAAGGACTTAAAATATAGTGAGGAGTTGGACTATATAGTGGCTCACAAGACTCGTAATGACTTTATAAGGGGTCTTTGTGACAACTTGAAGGGAAACACTCTATGCTTGTATCAACTAGTAGAGAAACACGGCTCAGTACTGTATGAGATGATGAAAGACTTAGATAGAAAAGTATTCTTTATACATGGTGGAGTGGATACAGAAACAAGAGAACGGATAAGAGAGATAACAGAGAAAGAAACAAATGCAATTATCGTGGCATCATATGGTACGTTTAGTACAGGTATTAATATTAGGAACTTGCATAATGTCGTGTTCGCAAGTCCAAGTAAGAGTAGAATTAGAGTGCTTCAATCTATTGGCAGAGGATTGCGTAGACCAGATAAGGGTGACATACACACAACCCTTTTAGATATTGCTGATGATTTTACTTATAATGATAAGAAGAATTTTACTCTCAACCACTTTTTAGAACGAATAAATATATACAACGAAGAAGAGTTTGAATATGAGATTGATAAGGTGAGACTATGAATAATTTAAAGGAGTATGACATGGATGATAACATAGATGATATTACTACTAGAGTTATAAAACTAGCAAATGGTGAGAGTATCGTTTGTACATGTATACCATCACGCACAGATGAAGGTTCTGATAAATTACATATAATACATCCATTAAAAATGGAGATGAGAAATAGAATAACACCGAAAGGTCAATCTGTTGAAGCATTAACTTTATCTCGTTGGTTACAACCATTTACTGAATCAGACGAGTTTGATATTGAGAAAGCAAGTATCATTACTATTACGCCGGCATCATATGCTTTAAATAATTATTACAACTTTATGGTAAGTACTTACAACGAAGCAGATGCAAATAATGATTTTGAGCCAACTATACAACCAAAGTTCTCTGATGAAGTTCCAGAAGATGAACAAGAAGAATCAACAGAAGAAGTACGAAGATTGTTCAAAGCATATATTTCTGCTTTGACAGGTGGTAGAACAAATGATGAAGATGACCCAATAGAAGAATTATCAGAGGAACAATTTGATAGTATGCCGTGTAGTGAAACAAAACATTAATCCATCCCTTTAGAGTATATAGTATATCTCGGCGGGAACACAGCGATTATAATGGTCCTACACAAGGTTTGTCAAGTCTTTTTTGTAAATAAGTTAAAAATATATTTTACATTAAAACACTAATAAACCTTGACAGAATATGTTTGAGAATGGTACTATTACATCATATTATATAAAAGGAACAATAATGGCAAAAGAGAAAAAGAAAAATGCACATTACATAGACAATAAAGAGTTTTTAAAAGCTATGCAAGAATGGAAAACTAAGTGTATTGAGGCAGAAGAAGCAGGTGAAGAAAGACCACAAGTTACTAATTACATAGGTGGATGTTTTCTGAAGATTGCAAATGGTTTATCTTATAGACCTAACTTCATTAACTATACCTATCGCTCAGAGATGGTATCAGATGGTATTGAAAACTGTTTACAATACATACATAACTTTGACCCAGAGAAATCAAAGAATCCTTTTGCGTACTTCACACAAATAATATACTATGCATTTCTAAGAAGAATACAAAAAGAAAAGAAACAAACTCACATCAAAAACAAAATGATTGAAAAGAGACAGTATGAATCTTTTTGTGTAAATGAAGGTGATGAAACAATTTATGATGTACAAGGTTTTGACCCAGACATCATGCTACCAGACGAGGATGTATATCAAGTTAAAAAGAAAGAAAAAGAGGCCCCAAAAGCAAAGGGTCTAGAAACTTTTATGGAAAAGTCCGAAACTAAAAAAACTACATAATGAAAATAGCACTTATAACTGATACTCATTTCGGTGCAAGAAATGATAATGTGAATTTTAATGAATACTTTTATGAATTTTATGAAGGTGTATTCTTTCCGTATCTACAACAAAACAATATTAAAACAGTAGTTCATTTAGGTGATTGTTTTGATAGACGTAAGTATGTATCATATAGAACGGCAAAAGACTTTAGAGAAAGATTCATATTACCATTTAATGTATTAGGAATTGACTTACATATGTTAGTCGGCAATCATGATATCTATTATAAGAATACAAGTGAAGTAAATTCACTTACAGAATTGTTAGGTGGTAAACATAAAAACATACACATATATGATGAAGCAACAGAAGTAGACTTTGATGGACTTCCAATATTATTCATGCCGTGGATTACACAAACAAATGAAGTCTATGCAGAAGGTATGATTCATGATACTAAAGCTGAAGTTTGTATGGGTCACTTAGAGATTAATGGTTTCCAAATGAATAAGAATGTTATTATATCACAAGGTGGTAAAGATAAAGAATTCTTAGAAAGTTTGATACAGTTATGAGTGGTCACTTTCATCACAAATCAGATGATGGTCAAATCTATTATCTAGGTACACCATACGAATTGTATTGGAATGATTGGGAAGACCCAAAAGGATTCCACATCTATGATACAGAAACAAGAGAATTAGAAAGGATAGTGAATCCATACACCATCTATGAAAAGATATATTATGATGACACTAAAGAAAATTATTTAGAACATGATGTTTCAAAGTATGCTAATAAGTATGTTAAACTTATAGTAGTAACTAAAAAAGATTTATATCAGTTTGACCAATTTCTAGACAAGTTATATACAGCAGATGCTTTTGATATAAAAATTGTTGAAGACTTTTCAGACTTAGATGCAAGTTCAGTATCAGATGATATTGTAGAGAATACAGAAGACACAGTAACACTATTAAACAAATACATTGATGACTTGTCTGTTGATTTAAGTAAGGATAGATTAAAGAATCAAATGAAATCTTTATACACAGAGGCACAAGACTTAGACTTAGAATAATATGATAATATTTGAAAAGGTTCGTTGGAAAAACTTTCTTTCCACAGGAAACCAATTTACAGAGATTGATTTGAATCGTAATGAAACCACACTTATTATAGGTGAGAATGGTGCTGGTAAATCTACGGTGCTTGATGCATTATGTTTTGCATTGTTTGGTAAACCATTTCGTACAATAAGTAAATCTCAATTAATCAATACAGTTAATGCTATGGAAACTGTTGTAGAGATTGAGTTTAGTATTGCAAGTAGAAAGTACAAAGTTATTCGTAGTATCAAACCAAATAAATTTGAAATCTGGCAGAACGATAAGATGTTAAATCAAGAAGCCAATAATCGTGATTATCAAAAGATACTAGAACAACAGATACTTAAATTAAACTATCGTTCATTTACACAAGTAGTTATCTTAGGTAGTTCAACTTTTGTACCATTCATGCAATTGAAAGCTAGATTCAGAAGGGAAGTGGTTGAAGACTTATTAGATATTAAAATATTCTCAACAATGAATATGTTACTCAAACAAAGATTGAAAGACTTAGTTACTGAGTTGCAAGAAGTAGAATATAATTATAAGTTATGTAATGAAAAGATGTCTATGCAATCATCACATATTGAAAACATTAAAAACAATGCTGGAATTATTATAAAAGAAAAACAATCTAACTACGATAGTAACTCTATAGAATTAGGTAATAAGGTAAATAATAAAAAGACATTAGAAGAAACTCAGAAAATATTATTTGAATCAGTAACAGACCACATTAATGTAGAGTCTAAAGATATCAAATTAAAAGACCTACGTTCTACACTCACAGAGAAACAAAAAGAAAAAGATAGAATGATTAAGTTCCTATCAGAGAATGAGGATTGTCCTGCTTGTGAACAACATATAGATGAGTCATTTAAACATAAAATGATAGATACTAAAAAGAGTGAATCAAATGAAATTGTAAATGGTCTTACCAAGATGGAAGAAGAATTAGATAAGATAAAAGGTAGACTAACTGAAATATCTGGTATTACAAGTAATATACAGGACAACTCAATACAAATAGCAAGTTTAAATACATCTATAAAAGAATTAGAAAAATACCAAGAAAGATTATCTCAAGAAATTAAAGATTTAGAGAAAAGTACCATTGATAATTCAGATGAAGAAAAACTAAAAGTACTTCAAAAAGAATTTGCTGGTATTGAAAAAAATAGAAAAGATTTAAAAGAAGAAAAGATTTACAAAGAAGCATCAAAAGCCATGTTACAAGATACAGGTATTAAGACTAAGATTATTAAACAGTACCTACCTGTCATGAATCAATTGATTAACAAGTATCTGGCATCTATGGAGTTCTATGTAAACTTTAGTTTAGATGAAAACTTTGATGAAACAATCAAGTCAAGATTTCGTGATAACTTTAATTATGCATCATTTAGTGAAGGTGAAAAGATGAGAATAGACTTGGCATTATTATTTACATGGAGAGCAATAGCTAAAATGAAAAACAGTACCAACACTAATCTATTAGTATTAGATGAGATATTTGATAGTTCATTAGATAGTTCAGGAACAGATGAGTTCCTAAAAATATTAAACACACTTGAAGGTGAGAATGTATTTG